TCAGGTTCTTCAGGATCAAGTGGTGATGATGGTAACAATGGTAACAATGGTACTTCAGGATCATCAGGTTCTTCAGGATCAAGTGGTGATGATGGTAACAATGGTAATAATGGTACATCAGGATCTTCAGGAAATAGTGGTACTTCAGGATCATCAGGTGATGATGGTAATAATGGTAACAATGGTACTTCAGGTTCATCTGGATCGTCAGGATCATCAGGAGATGATGGTGCTCCATCAATAACAAATAATGTTAATAATTATGTATTAACAGCAACAGGTGGAACTAGTATAAATGGTGAATCTGAGTTACAATATAATGGAACAAGATTATATATTAATGGTGCTTTAGGAGTTGGAACAACTACTCCAACAACTACAGGTTTAATTAGAGCTACAAATGATGTAATAGCATTTTATTCATCAGATAGAAGATTAAAAGAAAATATTGTAAATATACCAAATGCTTTAGATAAAGTAAGTATGTTAAATGGTGTTACTTATAATTGGAAAAAATTTGATGAAAATAAAAATCAAGAAATACATGCTAATGAAGGAACAGATGTAGGTGTTATAGCACAAGAAATAGAAGCTATATTCCCAGATATAGTTCAAACAAGAGAAAATGGTTACAAAGCGGTTAAATATGATAGATTAGTAGCCGTGTTAATTGAAGCCGTTAAAGAATTAAAAGCTGAGATTAACGAGTTAAAAAAGAAGTAAATGTCAACAACTAATATATCACTAAATAATATTGGTACAACTAGTATTCCTGCAGCATATTCAGGATCAAATGGTGTATTAAAAGATACACAAGGTGTAGCCGCAATGAGAAATTGTACTTCATTATTTACAGGAATACCTAATATGAGTAGTGATGTAGCAGGTCCTAATAATTTAGCAGTATATAATTTTTCAGGATTTCAATACGATGGATCAGGTACTTTAGATTATGACCACTTTAAAAGATATATGGTCAATGATGAAGTTTGGACTTTAGGTGCTCTTAGTAATATGTTTTTTATTGTATATGCAGGTACTTATGCTTTAATAAATTGGTGTGATAATCAAACATTTTATAAAAATGGTTCATCCATTACAACAGTAACAAATTCTGGAACAGTAACTACAGGAGCAACTACTATATTTGCAAAAGGAGATAGAATAGAATCAGATAATCCCTTTTCATTATATTATCCCACACTTCCAGGTTTAATAGGAGCATATGCTGGTTATAGTGGGTATGCTTTTGCAACAAGAAATGATAGAGAATCATCTACAAACGGAAATAAATTAGAATTATTTTGTACACATCATGAATCTGATGGAGGAGGAGGAGGTTTTGTTGAAGTAAGATCTGTCTTAAATACAGGAACTACTTATACAAGTACTTCTGATGTATTTGACGATGAATGGGGTGGAACTTTTGGTGAGAATTATGATACAAGTATGATCAATGGTAATTGTTATTTTGCTGCATCTAATAGATTAATGTGTGCTTGGAGAGGTAGAGCTACTAGTACAGCTATATATGATACAGTTCAAATGTTTCCTATGACTACTGAAGCAAAATACGGTTGGTATTCAAGTGGGGGCCATTTATTAGCTGCAGCAGGACCTCAACAAAATATTGATGGTTCAAGTACTGGATATCAAGTAAAAACACGTACTTCTACTACTACCACAACAGAATTTACACAAAATACAAGTGGAGCTTCTTGGGTAAGAAATGATTCTAATACAGGAGCAAATACTGGGACATATTTTGCAGGTTCTCCAGCAGCAACTTATATAGGTAATGGTCCAGATTCTACAACAGGAGCAGGTCCTGCATTTACGTGTGAATCACAAGGTGATGGTAATGGTACTGAAATGACTCCTCATGTGTCTGAAATGGCAACAAAAATGGGACACCATACTTTTACTTGTACTCCTGGTACTGCTGACTGGGTTGCTTTTTTATCCCCAGGTGCTACAATAGAACAATATGTAGTTATACAATTTTCCTCAAATAGAAATTTTGATTCTTCTCAAGCATTAGGAAATACAACTACTGGATTTACTAATACAACAGATTATCCTTATACATCTTGTCGTTTTACTGATGGTTTAGGAGCTGGAAATGTTTATGTATGTACTGGTCCTATGTTAGCTTGGTATGATACAGATTCCTCAGACGATGATGAAACAATTTTACAAATAGGAGAGGTTATGGATGGTTTTACTTTTTCTAATTTTGTTATTTATGGTGATGATGCAACCGCTTCGGGTTTATCAACAACTTCAAATAATGCATGTAGCCCAGCTGAAGCAATTAGTCAAACAGTATACAGCCCAGTTTCATATATAACAGCAGGAATGGTATTATTTACAAGTACTAATTTTCAAAACCCATTTTTAGAATTTACTGGTAAAGACCCAGCAGAAGGAGGATGGGCTCGTCTTAATCTAAGTAGAACAACGACAGCTATATTATTTGGTGATTATGCAAATGGAAGGGTAACTACAACATTTTCATGTTCAGATAGAAGACTTAAAAAGAATATCAAAAAAGTAGGTACTTCACCTTCAGGAATTAACATTTATCAATTTGAATACATTGATGAAAAACATGGTGTAGGTAGATTTGAAGGAGCAATGTCACAAGAACTACCAGAACATACAACAGAATTTGAAAATGGTGAATTGTGGTTAAGTTACGATAACATTGATGTAAGATTTAAAGAAGTATAAATGTATACATTTTTAGATGATAAAATTTTAGATGAGCAAGGACAAGAAATAATGATGGATTGGGAAACTGATCTAATGCAAGAACATGCTAAAGTAGTTACAGAAAATGGGGGTGATATATTAGAAATAGGATTTGGAATGGGTATTTGTTCTAATTTTATACAAGAAGCAAATATTAATACTCATACTATAATTGAAATTAATGATCAAATTTTTGAGCGATTATTAGAGTGGGCTAAAGATAAACCTAATGTGATACCTATTAAAGGTGATTGGTTTAATAGTATTCCTAAAGATAAGAAGTATGATGGTATTATGCATGATACTTGGGAAGAAAAAAATTGGCATCATTTTTTACCTAATATAGAAAATAATTTAAATCCTAAAGGAATAGTTACATATTTTAATACTGATAAAGAAGAAACATTAAAACATAATTGTAGTAATCTTAAATGGGGTACTTTAACTTTAAAAAAAATTAATGTTAATCCTCCTATTAAAGAAATGAAACATAAATATCATCTTGAAAATATATATTATATTCCAAAACTAGTATTATAAAGGTATATTATTAGAAATTTTCTAATATGTATAACAAAATAAATCGAATGATTAAAAAAGAAAAAGTTTTAGAAAAAGAAGAAATTAGCAAAATTCAAGAATTAAAAGATAGATTAAAAAGAATTACAGAAGTTTCAGGAGTTATAGAAGTACAAAATTATAACATACAATTAAAAAAAGAACAATTAAAATTAAGTTTACAAGGTTTACAACAAGAAGAAGCTGCTTTAGCTAAAGAATTAGAAGAAAAGTATGGTCCAGGTACCATTTCTTTAGAAACAGGTGAATTCTTACCAAATAAATAAAATTTTGAAAAAATTTAGTATATTTATCATAAAAATAACATAAAATGGCAGAAACATTAATTTCCCCAGGAGTATTAGCAAGAGAAAATGATCAATCTCAAGTAACTTCTCAACCAGTACAAGCCGGTGCGGCTATCGTTGGTCCAACTGTTTTAGGTAGTGTAAACATTCCTAAATTAGTAACAAGTTACTCAGAGTATTTAGCAAATTTTGGTAGTACGTTTATAAGTGGTTCGGACACTTACACATATTTTACATCAATTTCAGCGTATAATTATTTTAATAATGGTGGTACGTCATTAATAGTAAACAGAGTAGCTTCAGGGTCATGGACGCCTGCAACAACAACAGCTGATCCTATTAGAAATGAAGTAGAAAGCACATTATTACAAGTAAGTCCTTACAACTTTACTGGCTCAGCAGCTTCAACTGCTAGAGGAGGTGAATCTGGAACTTACACAGGAGTTGCAGTTCTTAAAGATGGAGTTGCTACTACTGGAACTACATTTACTGTAGTAAGAGACACAGCTATTGGGAAATTATATACTGGAGCTTCTACAGCTGTTGCAGACGCATCTTCAATAGCATTTAGATTTAATGCTGGTACTAATCCAGTAGATTGTATGGTAGCTACATCTTTTACAGATGTAAGTATTGGTGGTGGATCAGGAACAGGAGCAAAAGCAACAGTAGTAACTAGTGCAGAAATAGCTTCAACACAAAGAGGAAATATATCTACAATAGAAATAACTACTCCAGGAACAGGATATAAAGCAGGTGATGTATTAACAATTGGAGCAGGTTCATTAGGATCAGGAATGATTAAAGTAGCTGCTAAAACTCCATCAACAGTAAATACAGGAGGAACAACAGCAGCAGGTACAGCAACAATTACAGAAGGTGCATCTGGAGCAAATAAATATCAAGTTGCTAATGGAACAGCTTCATCTAAAGGATCAGGTGCTACATTTACAGTAGCATATGGTAAAAGTGGAGCATTTAGTGCAAGTACAATTTCTACAGGTGGTGTAACAATTACAGGTATTACTCCAGCAGCAGCAACATCAACAAACTTAAATGTAGCTGATTTAGTAGCAGCAGGTGCTACAATAGCAGGTGGTGGAGTAGGAGGTGTTATTACGATAACAACATTAGGTGGTGAATTAACAGCCGTTAATTTAGTATCAGGTGGTACAGGTTACACAACATCCTCAGTAATTACATTCTCAGCAGCTTCAATAAATTCAATTTCAGGATATAGTGGTGCTACAAATGATGGTGCAACTGCATCATTAGGAAATGCAAATATAATAACAACAATTACAAGTATAACACCAACAAATGCTACAGCAGCACAAGGATTCCAAGTAGGAAATACTATTACAATTACAAGTGGTGATGTTGCATCATTAACAGGTGATACAGTATTTACTTTAGCAAGTGGTGATTTAGAAAATTCAAGTGGAGCAACAGCAAATGCACTTCAAGTAACAACAACTGCTGGAAATTCTCAAAATACAAATAATAACTTAATAATTGAACCAACTTCAATTGTATTAGTAGCTCAAGATGCAGCGGATGAATTTGCATTAGGTAATGTATTATCAGTAGCAGCAGCTAATATAGGTACTCCAACATTACCACCTTCAGTAGGTTCTGCAGATTTACAAGTAACATTAGTAGATGCAGATATAAAGGATGCAGAAACATTTACATTAGAAACATTAACTGATGGTACTATAATGAATAGTGGAACTGCAACAGGAAATAATGGAACATTAACAAATGGAACATCAGATAATATTAGATGGGAAATACAAGGTACAGATACAGCAACTGGAACATTTAGTGTAATAATTAGACAAGGAGATGATACAGCAACAGCTAAAAGAGTACTTGAAATATTCCCTAATGTATCATTAGATTCACAAGCATCTAATTATATTGAAAGAGTAATAGGAAACCAAACAAAAGTACTTAATGGAGCAGGAACATCAGATCCATATATTAGTACAGTTGGATCTTATCCAAATGCTTCAAGATATGTTAGAGTAAAAGAAGTACAATATAAAACACCAAATTATTTTGATAATAATGGTCAAGCAAAAACAGCATATGCAGATTACTTACCAGATGTAGCAAGTGGATCATTTAGTGGTGCTGAAGGAGAATTATTCTCTAAAACAGGATTCCCTGTTTATACACAAGCTAAATATTATGATGCAATAGCAGATGGTAATACACAAGGTATGACTTCAACAGAAATGTCAGTTTATACAGATGCATTTAACCTATTAGCAAATAAAGATGATTATTCATATAATATCATTTCAGCTCCAGGTTTATATTATGCAGCTTCAATGATGGCAACTCCAATGAATACTTTAATACAAAATACTCAAACAAGAGGAGATGCTATAGCAATTGTAGATTTAGTTAGTTACTCAGGAGGAACAGTAACAACAGCAAATGCACAAGCTGCTTCAATTGATAATTCATATGCAGCTGCTTATTGGCCATGGGTACAAATAATGGATCCAGATTCAAGACAGTTAGTATGGACGGTGCCTTCATCGATGATTCCGGGTGTGTACGCGTATAATGACAGAACAAGTGAAGCTTGGTTCGCTCCCGCTGGAATTAATAGAGGTGGTTTAAGTACGGTAGTACAAGCACAAAGAAAATTAACTCAAACTAATAGAGATACTTTATATACAGGAAAAGTAAATCCAATAGCTACATTCCCTGGAAAAGGAGTTGTAGTATTTGGTCAGAAAACATTACAATCTCAAGCATCAGCTTTAGATAGAATAAATGTTAGAAGATTATTAATAGCATTAAAATCGTTCATTGTACAAATCGCTGATAATTTAGTATTTGAACAAAATACAGCGGCTACAAGAAATAATTTCTTAAGCCAAGTAAATCCATATTTAGAATCAGTACAACAAAGACAAGGTTTATATGCCTTTAAAGTACAAATGGATTCTGCTAATAATGGACCAGATGTAGTTGATAGAAACCAAATGGTAGGTGCAATATTTGTACAGCCAACTAAAACTGCTGAATTTATTTACTTAGATTTCAACATTTTACCAACTGGAGCAACGTTCCCATCATAAAGAGTATAAAACATAATATGTATAATAAAATAAAACAATAATAAAATGGCAGTAGTAAATCCAAACCAAATGTTTTTCACAGCTTTTGAACCAAAAGTTGCCAATAGATTTATAATGTATGTAGATGGTATACCATCATACATGATTAAAGAGGTAGGAGAAATCAAAATAGAGCAAGGTGAAATCGTGTTAAACCATATAAATACTTATAGAAAAGTAAAAGGAAAAGCTAAATGGGCTGATTTATCAATGACGTTATATGATCCAATTACTCCATCAGGAGCTCAAGCTACTATGGAATGGGTTAGATTACATCATGAATCAGTTACTGGTAGAGATGGTTACTCTGATTTCTATAAAAAAGATGTAACTATTAATGTATTAGGTCCTGTAGGAGACGTAGTTTCTGAATGGATTATTAAAGGAGCATTTATTAAAGATGCAACATTTAAAGGATTTAATTGGGATACTGAAGCGGAAGCTCAAGATATCGCATTAACTTTAGGAATGGATTACTGCGTATTAAATTTCTAAAAAGAAATTATACAATTTTAAAGAATAGCTTGGCTTCGGTCAAGCTTTTTTTTATATTAAATATGTATACACGAAATTAAGTTATAACTAATAAAAGATATGAGCGAATCAAAATTAAAATTCCCAACAGAAATGGTAGAACTTCCATCAAATGGAATAGTTTACCCTAAAGAAAACCCATTATCATCTGGAAAAGTAGAAATGAAATACATGACTGCTAAAGAAGAAGATATATTAACTAACCAATCTTATATTCAAAAAGGTACAGTATTAGATAAATTACTAGAAAAATTAATAGTATCTGAATGTAATTATAAAGATTTAGTAGTAGGTGACAAAAATGCACTGTTAATAGCTGCTAGAATATTAGGTTATGGTAGTGATTATGAATTTACTTATAGAAATGAGAAAATTAAAGTAGACCTATCAGAATTAGAAAATAAAGAATTTGACAAATCTCAATTTGAACAAGGTAAAAATGAATTTCCTTTTACTTGTCCTAAATCAGAAACAGTACTTACATTTAAATTATTAAATCATGGTGATGAAACAAAAATTGATAATGAATTAAAAGGTTTAAAGAAAATAAATAAAAATTCTTCACCTGAATTATCAACACGTCTTAAACACATGATAGTATCAGTTGATGGTTCTGATGATAAGAAAGATGTTAGAGATTTTGTAGATAATTATTTTTTAGCACAAGATTCTAGAGCATTTAGAAATCATGTTAGAGATTTCCAACCAGATGTTAACTTAAAAATACCTGTAGAAACAGTTGAGGGTGGCGAAGAGGACATCACGATCCCGATAGGGCTTACGTTTTTTTGGCCTGACGCAGACGTATAGAGTAAGTTTATTTTCTCAAATTCATGATATAGTATTTCATGGTAAAGGAGGTTACGATTGGCATACAATTTATAATATGCCTATATGGTTACGTAATTTTACATTTCAGAAAATAAATGATTTTTATATAGAAGAAAATAATGCTGTTAAAAAACAACAAGGGCAGAGTGGTAGTAGCAAATCTTTAACTACAGATGGTAAAGTAACTGCTCCCGAGTTTCTTAAAAACGCAAAACGAACAACACCAACAAGTTATTCGACAAAGGCATCTAGAAAATAGATGCTTTTGATATTTATAACAAAATAATCCTATATGGGAGCCGGAGATAATATAAAAAAGAATACCCAAGCACAAAGACAATTTAATGCTGCTGCCCGAGAGGGGGTAAACATATATGAGGAATACTCAGATATATTTGAAAGTATAGCTGGTGAATTAGGAAAAACTGTTTCTGAAGCAAAAAGAGCTAAAAAAGAATATAATTCTTTAGTTAGTATATCTAAACAACTTTCAAACAATCAAGAGGAAATTACTAAGTTAAGTGATAAACAATTAACTTCTTTAAAAGAACAAGCAGCTGCAAGTGTTGCAGAAATTGGAAGAATCACTGAAAAACTTAAGAACAAGAAAAAATTAACTATAGAAGAAGAAGCTTTAATGAAAGCTAGGGGATCTAATCTAGCATTAGAAAATGACTTAATAACTTTTATTGGAGAGGAAATAGAAATTCGTGAGAGGTCAAATGAATTATTAGGAGTAGCTGGTGGATTACTTAAAGGATTAAATGAAATAGCAGGACCCTTTGCAAAAGCTTTAAAACTTGATCAAGTTCAAAAAGACATGGAGAAAGTAGCTGATGAAGCTGCTAGGGCTAAGGATGAGTTAGGAAAAATAAAAGTATTAGGAGCAGGTATATCATCGGCATTCTCATCTTTAATTGGCACTATAACTGATCCATCTGTTGTATTAGGTGCAGTTGTAAAATCTTTTGGTGAATTAGGTAAAGCGCAAAGAGAATTTAGACAACAGACAGGACAAAATGCTGATAATTTCAGCAATATGAATGATAGTTTGGCTTCAACAGCAGATCTTATAAAAGCATCTGCTATGTTAAGCAAAGAAC